ATTTCGGTGAAGACCTGATATTTGGACCACGAGGTGGTGACATCTTCTACTGGGATGCAACCAACGGCGTAGAGACTCGGGCTGTATACCTAAACACGCTATCAGGTGCGTCGAACGTACCCACCAAACAAAACTTTATTCTTGTATCTGACGTTAGCCGGTTTGTTTTTTGTTTCGGCGCAAACCCGTTAGGTTCTGCAACGTTCGACCCTATGCTGATTCGGTGGTCTGACCAAGAAGACCCTGCAAACTGGACACCAGCCACTACAAACCAAGCAGGTGACTTGCGACTATCCAAAGGTACAGAGATCGTAACGGCTAAACAGTCACGCCAAGAGGTACTTGTTTGGACTGATTCTTCTCTTTATTCGCTTCAGTACCAAGGTGCGCCGATCGTTTGGGGCGTGCAGTTGGTGGGCGATAATACCTCTATTGCCTCTCAAAATGCCGTTGGATTTTCTGGTGGTGTGGCTTACTGGATGGGTAAAGACAAGTTCTATTCCTATGATGGGCGCACGCAAACACTACCTTGTGACGTTCGGCGGTTTGTATTTAACGACTTTAACGAGTTGCAGTACGACCAAGTATTTGCGGGGACAAACGAAGCGTTTCACGAGATATGGTGGTTCTACTGCTCACAAAACAGCCAGACGATCGACCGATACGTTGTCTACAACTACCTTGAAAAGACGTGGTACTACGGCACGATGGCGCGTACAGCGTGGCTTGACTCTGGACTGCGTGACTACCCACTAGCGGCTTCATATACATACAACTTGACCAACCACGAGTTTGGCACCGACGACAACGAGACAGGCACTCCTGTGCCGATTTCAGCGTCCATCACGTCTGGGCAGTTTGATATAGATGACGGGGATCGGTTTGCGTTTATTTGGCGCTTGATGCCGGATATGACGTTTGATGGCTCTACGACGGACGATCCTCATGCCACTATGAGCCTGTTGCCGTTGGCTAACTCTGGTTCGGGTTACAACAGTCCTACATCTGAGGGAGGGTCCAACTCTGGTACGGTAACACGTACGGCTACAGTGCCTATTGAGAAGTTTACAGGGCAGGTAAACACGCGCGTGCGTGGCCGTCAGATGTCTATCAAAGTTGAATCAGATTCTCTTGGAGTTCGATGGCAGTTAGGTTCACCACGAGTGGACATGCGCCCTGACGGGAGGCGCTGATGGCTAACGAATTAGAGCGCCCTGCTCCTCCTGCGTTGCCTCTTGCAACCGAGACTTACGATCGCCCGTTTATGGACCAGAACAGCAATGTTCTGCGGCTGTTTTTTACACGCCTTATAAACGCGTTTGATAACTTAGTCAGCACTGAAGACGGTGGTAAGTTTCTTCATTTTCCGTATGGTGTTTTTTACAGTACCGTAGACCAAACAGCGGCAAACCCTAATACAGGTTATGCAGTTACGTTTAATACGACCCGCGCCAGCAGTGCAGTTACTGTCGCAAGTAACTCTCGTATTACTGTTGGTAACGATGGGGTGTACCACATAAAGACAACACTGCAACTTGAGTCTACAAACAGCTCTTCTAAAATTGTGTCTATCTGGTTGGCGGTAAACGGTACAGCTCAGATTAACAGTGCACATGAGTACGTTATTTCAGGGTCTGGCAACAAAGATATAGCCAATTGGAACAGTTCATTAGCGCTTTCCGCTAACGATTATATGGAAGTGTTTTGGGCTACTGATGACGTAAACGTCACCCTTAACGCAAGTGCCGCGTCTTCACCTCGACCTGCTGTTACATCTGCATCGGTTGCGGTAACATTTGTTAGTAATACATAACGGCTGGGCAACTAAATGGCGTATTACGTAGGCACAAAAGAGTTTCCCAGCATTACTGCGGCGCTGGGGTACCTGCGTGCAAATAGACCGCCCGGTCTTGGAATTACGACAAAGCCGGTAGGCGGGAAACCTGCGCCAGCTCCTGCTCCGCCTGTAAAAGGAGCACCCCCGCCAAAACAAGCGCCTATTGTGCGCCCTCCTGCGCCAGCTCCTGCTCCTGCTCCTGCGCCAGCTCCTGTTAGGTTTCCTACACCGCCACAAAATGAACGAGAAGATAGAGAACTACAGGAACGTATTCGTGCAGAGGCTGAAGCCAGACGTGTTGCTGAGGAAGAAGCCAGACGTAGAGCCGCTGAAGAAGCCGCCAGACGACGCGCAGAGGAAGAACAGCGTAGACAGCAAGAAGAAGCCAGACGTGCCGCAGAAGAAGCTGAAGCCGTTGCCAGAGCTGAGGAAGAAGCTAGACAACGTGCTGAAGAAGCCGCAAGGGTAGCCGCTGAAGCTGAAGCACGCCGCCAAGCCGAATTAGAAGCGCAACGTGCGGCAGAAGCCAGACGTATTGCTGAGGAAGAAGCGGAACGTAGGAGAGCGGAAGAAGAGGCCGCTAGACTCCGCGCAGAAGAAGAAGCACGCCAACGTGCGGCAGAAGAAGCCGCAAGGGTAGCCGCTGAACGCGAAGCCGCCCGTATTCGTGCCGCACAGGAAGAGGCTCGACGCCAAGCAGAAGAACGTGCACAGAGAGAAGCGGAAGAAGAGGCTCGACGGCAAGCTCAAGAAGAAGCTCGTTTACGTGCAGAGGCAGAAGCAGAAGCTCAACGCCAAGCAGAGGAAGCCGCGAGACTTGAAGCTGAACGTGAAGCCGCTCGTATCCGTGCAGAAGAGGCTGAAAGACAACGTGCGGCAGAAGAGGCTGAAAGACAACGTGCAGAAGAGGCTGAAAGACAACGTGCGGCAGAAGAACTTAGACGCCAGCAAGAAGCGGCGGAGGCTATTCGCCGTGCAGAGGAAGCTCAACGCGCCGCTGAAGCCGCCGCTAGACAACGTGCGATAGAAGAAGCTAGACGTCAAGCAGAAGAACAACGTAGAGCCGAAGAAGAAGCTAGACAGCGTACGGCAGAAGAAGCCGCTAGACGCCAAGCAGAAGAGGCCCGACGCCAAGCCGAATTAGAAGCGCAACGTGCGGCAGAAGAGGCGGAACGTAGACAGCAAGAAGAAGCCGCAAGGGTAGCCGCAGAAGAAGCCGCAAGGCGTGCAGAAGAAGCCCGTGCCGCTGAAGAAGCGGCTCAACGTGCGGCAGAAGAAGCCGCTAGACAACGCGCCGCAGAAGAAGCTCGTATCCGTGCAGAGGAAGAAGCGGCTAGACGCGCCGCAGAAGAGGCGGAACGTGCCGCCGCAGAAGAAGCAGAACGCCGTGCCGAAGAAGCTAGACGTGTAGCAGAAGAGGAAGCCAGACGTCGTGAAGAGGAAGCTAGACGTCGCGAAGAAGCTGAACGGACTCGTAGAGAAAATGCACCAGACGATGACTCTAGAGATACCGGCGGAGGTTTTCCCTCAGCTCCTGCGCCAGCTCCTGCTCCTGCTCCAGCGCCAGCCCCGGCTCCTGCTCCTGCTCCAGCGCCAGCCCCGGCTCCAGAATCATCAGAGCAAACGTTTACATTTTTTAGGGGTGCCGAGCGTGGAGGTGCTAGCCCTACTTTTCTGTATGGGCAGAGAGAAGTTGTTCAGGCAACTGAAGCGGACTTACGAGCTTATTTTGAAGATCCTGAACAGACAAACAGATTACCAGAAGTATTTGGGTCTTTTGATAGATATCTAGCCTATATGACCGAGCGAGAACAGCTCATACAGTCAGGTGATTATGATGTAGGTAACTGGCACGAATACACTGGTGGATTGACTGACGATGATTTGATGATCCTCGAAGGCGAAGATCTGACTCAGTATGGAGACGATGCTTCTTCTACCTATGAAGAGTTGTTCCAACAACGCACAAACGAACAAACAGCGGCGTACAACAATTGGATTAACTCTGATGCTAACCAAGCATTACTAACAAAATATGGTGTGTTCCCTACATTATACAGTGACTCAGGCGACAAGTTTAGATGGAACGGGTCTGCCTATGTAAAAGTAGAGGACGTAGAAAATTTAGACGCTTTTGACTACGTAAAAATCGGCTTGCAAGTCGCTATGTCAGTCTATATGGGACCGCAAGTAGGTAATGCTTTAGCTAGTATAATAGGTACTACTGGGTTACCTGCCGCCGCCGCTTCAGTCATCGGCCAAGTTGTTGGTAACGCTGTAGTTCAAGCTGGTGTTACTGGCGAAGACATAAGTATCGACCCAGAAGACTTTGTACAAGCCGCAATCTTTCAAAACATGGGAGACATTTTTAACGCGGTAATTGACTCCGATGCAGTTTCAGGAGTAACCGACGGAATATCAGAGTGGTTAAACACTAATGGCCTCGCTTTCTTACAGGAAGAAGGCGGCGATTTTACGTCGTTCATGGACGTTATTAACGACCTCACCAATGTTGTTTATGACGCAGGTGCATTGGGAGTAGAAGGTGTATTGGATGCCGCTGGAGTTATTCTTGGGCCAGTGTTTACCGCAGGTGCTGAATTACTCAACGCATTGGGTTACGAGTTTGGAGAACCCGGTAGTAGCGTAATCATGAACCTTGTCAATGATTTCGTGGGAGGTGAATATGAAACTTTTGAAGAGTTTGCTCAGGCGGCAGTAAACGCAAGTGACGGTTTTGAAAGCGTAGACGAACTTTACGCAACAATCCGAGGGTCAAGAACTCTTTACAACGCTTTTCAAGACGCCGTTGATTTAGCAAACGAAACAAACCCCGATTTAGATTGGGAAATGCCTGAAGTACCTGAGCCAGAACCTGAGCCAGAACCAGAACCTATACCAGAACCAGAACCACTACCTAGTGGAAATGCAATTTATGTAGATGAAGAAGGTAACGAATACGGAAGAAATAGCGTTCGTTATGACCCTAATACAGGACAAATAATAGTTCGAGATACGGGCGTTCCTGTATCTGTTATGTATGCAACAACTACTGAAAGTGGTACTCGCTACCTTTCCGATGCAAATGGTAACTTAACTAAAATTACTGATGACGACGGCAGAACAGTTGTCTTTGACTCTGAAAGACGTATTTGGAGGCCAGAAGGTTTTGATCCTGACTCCGACCCCGTTGCACGTTACACAGATGCAGAAGGCAATAGATACAGTGCAGACGAAGTAACTCAGACTGCAACTGGCGAATTTATAACGTCATCAGGGGTACCTGTAACCGTTAGTTATCCAGAGATAGAATTTTCTGACGCTGTAATGCGGCGCACGCAAGATATAAGACAGCAAAACTACCGCGATGCGTACCAACGAACTTTAGAAAGTTCTGTAGACAGCCAAGATATTGGAGATTTCTTAGATTTTGTACGTAGTAATGACGAACTTACTAGCGTTAATAGGGACGGTGTTTCAGTCTTAGGTTCAACAGCGCAAGGCATGTTGATGGAAGTTCTTAGGGATTCACAAGGTAATCCCATTCAAACCGCAGAAGAACTTGCAAACGCTTTGTACCGTCAAGGTTATTACGTACTGCGTTCAGGAGATCAGGTTGCTATTGACTTCTCAAGAGGTCGAAATACTACACCCGATGCGGACGGCAATACTCTTGGAGGTATAGTTGATTGGGATCGTACAGACACTCCCTACGTTCTCGGAGCTCCTGACGACTTAGAAGATGCGGCACAGACATATTTCCCACCTCCAGAAGAGACGCCCGATGATAGGCCGATCGAAGATATAATAGAGGATATGTTCGAAGAAGATTCCGAAGAAGAGTCCGAAGAAGAGTCCGAGGAAGATTCAGAAGAAGGCGATCCTGCTGAAGATAGCGAAGAATCTGAAGATAGCGAAGAGTCTGAAGAAGGCGAAGAAGCTGATCCAGCACCTGAACCTCAGCCACAACCCGAACCTGAACCTCAGCCACAACCTGAGCCAGAACCCGAACCTCAGCCACAACCTGAGCCAGAACCCGAACCCGAACCTCAGCCACAACCTGAACCGGAGCCTGAACCTGAGCCGATGCCACCGGTGCCACAACCCGAGCCAGAACCTGAACCTCAGCCACAACCTGAGCCAGAACCCGAACCTGAACCTCAGCCACAACCCGAACCCGAACCTGAACCTCAGCCACAACCTGAGCCAGAACCCGAACCT